CACCACCACCACCGCCGCCGCCAGATAATGTATTGGTTACACCATTCGCACCAGCCCCGCCTGCTCCGAATGCATAAGCTCGAATTGATGTTATGCCCTCAGGCACTGTCCAGTTGGTTGTAGATGTTGTATTTGTATTTCGCTCGTTGACCCATGATGAAACGAAAGATTGCGGCAATGACAACCAGCGTGCATCACTGCCGTTAGTTGTTAGGAATTTGCCATTACTGCCAGCCTGCCCAGGTAACGCCGCCTGAAACGCTAAACTAGCAGCAAATGCAGTTGTTGCTAGTTTTGTGCTACTGTCTCCTGGTGCCTGAGTAACGCCTGTAACACTGCCTAGCGCAACAGATGCGCTTGAAAAATCATGAGTCCCGCTGTACGTTTCACCGTTTCGATTTGCCCGGTCATTCCCAGAGACTAGATAAAAGCTGGTGCCATCATAGTACGCTGCAATAAAACCACCGCTTTCAATGTCGCCCGTTTTTAAAGCCGTGCCGTCAACCGCTAAAAGTGATTTAGTGCCTAAAGCGTTAATCTGTACCGTGGCAGCGCCAGTATTGGCATGAGCGGCTTTGAACACCACCAGAAGCGGCGTTGTATAAGCTGCTGGTGCTGGGCTGATAGTCACGGTGTAATCGTTGACCGTTGCGCCTTGTGCTTCACTGCCAGTCACAATGACCATGCCAGGGAAGCCAGCAAAGCTATTTTTCAACGTGGTTTTAATCAGCCTTAAATGATCGTCCCCTTGGCTTTTTGGGTCGGTCGATGTCGGGTTTGTTGTAACGAGATCGCTGATATAGGTTGCCGTTTCTAATGCCATGGTTACCCCGTTTTCATGGTCATGGTAGCCATTTGGCCCCAGTTTTGTTCGTTAATGCGTGCCACGTCCGTTGCGTATAGCTGCTCCATGCCTGCTATCAGTTCAACGTCGCGCACATATTGACCGGCATAGATCAAGGCGCAATGCAGATACGCTTCTGGATAAGCCGACAGTACGTCATTCGTGGTATTGCTGACACTGAGCGCGGGAATGGTTGAGCGGTAACTGCAACTTATGCTGTACGAACTATCAGCCGTTGGGCCAATCAGCAAATCAGAGCCGCGTATGCTGTAACTGCGAGGCACTGCGCTTGCTTGGCTTCCATAACGCTGGATTAACAGCTCCGGTTGCATGTGATCCAGAACCTGTGTGATTCCGTTGTTAGTCAATGACAACGAGCGCAATTGATTGAAATCAGTCGGCAATGAAACAATGTTGGTGCCACCCGTGGTTGTCAGCGTGCTGATTTTGTCGAGTTGCCGAACTTCCAAATCATTCTGCAATCGTGATTCAGCCAGGCGTATGAAATCTGGAATCACCGAACCGAGATCAGTCCGGTGGATCCATGTGCCTATGGCTGTGACCAGATCGCTATAGGTTGACAGGGCCATTAAACCGCACCCTGCCAAATTCTGAACGCTTTCAGATCAGGATCGTTTAACATGCGCTTGATGTGTGATTTGTCACGGCACCAATCCTGAAAGCTGATTCCCAGTCGATTGCAATAATGCTCAATCACCACCATGGGAATCCGTGCTGCGTGACGCATTTCGCTGCTGCCTACCATGCCACGATCTTGACGGTCACGGCATGAATCAATGATAGGCTCAACGTCTTGCGCACTTGCAACAACAATGCTTTCGTCCTGAGCATGGAATTGCGTCTGCATATCCATTACACATTCTCCAGCGGCGTGACATTCACCACCCCCGCCGCCGCCTGCTGAATTGCAGCAATATGCGTATTGCCACTAATAGCAAACACTTCAGGCTCATTTGGGCTCATTAAAATATCGGTAGTGGTTGCCGTCACACCGCTCACACCGAATTTAATGTAAGCGAATGCAGTCACCTGCACACGCACATAATTAGGCTTTAATGAACTTGCATTGTTGGGTAATGTTTGGCTTGCTGACGTGCCGCTCGTTGTGATCGATACGCCAGCCGCTTGAATCTGTTTAGCTTCAACAGCCATTTTTTGTCTCCCGACAATAAAAAAACCGGGGCTTTTACACCCCGGCTAGGTCATAGGTCATAAAAGGTCTTTAACTGCGCCGCTGGCTTTCTCTTGACGAGATTCCAAGGTGTACTCAACAGTCAACAGCTTTTTATCTGCGTCACCGGTTTTTGCCAGGTCAACAGTTTCAAACGGACGCAAGGTTGCCAGTGCCCATTTTTCGGTTTCCAGAACAAACGCTGTGCGTGAGCGTTGGAAACGGTTTGGAACAACCTGCAATGACCCGAAGTCACTGATGTAGACGTCAACCGCTGCTGTCAGACTTTTATCTTCGGACTTGTCAAAACGAGTATTACCGCCAGTGAAAGTCGAGAAGGTTTGCTTTTGTGCTGCGCCAACCATGATCATATCTGGTTCACCACCTTGCGCATAAGCAAGCTGTAACACGTTTTTCAACTGGGATTCAGTGAAAGCACGTGCTGTACCGTCAGTGGGAGCCGCCCATGAACCCATGGTGTACACAGGTGCCACGCCGGTTGCACCCAGATCAACGTTGGTTGCAATCCAGCCCTCAAGACCACGCAACAAGCGAGCCGCAGAAGTAGAACCCGCATGAGCCGCTGAAGTGGTGGCGTTCGATACCGCGCCAGAAACACCATTGGCGGCAGAACATAATGCAGCCTCCATGTCACGTTTCAACTCGGCAGATTTCATACTGAGTTGATAGCTCATTTCGTTGTTGCGGCCAGCAGCTTTTACTGCTTGGTTAGTGCCAGAAATCACCACGTTTTTAGTCGAAATCTGGGTGTAGTTGCCCAAACGGGTGGTTGGCGTCACAGCGGTGAAAGACGATACGTCATCACCCTCGATTTGAGCATTCGCAGTGACTGCGGCCAGATCTTGGGTTTGCCATTCGTGGAAAGTGTTAGTCGCTTTGACTTTGGGAATCGCAGACAAAAACGGAGTCTTTGTCGGTGTGATTCGATAAATAATGTCGGTTAAATCTTCTCTAATACCTTTCGCTTGAAAAGTTTGATAGGTGCCGGTAACAATGGCCATGTTTTAATCTCCTGCTAGGGAATTCGGCGTCATCTCGACGCAATTTAAGAAAATAGTTCGCTAAACGCCGCCGCTGCATCGTCAATCGAGCCGCTGCGGGTTAGTCGCTGGTAAGCGTCACGCTTTCCAGTCTGCACATTGGCAACGCCAGGCCGTTCAACACGGGGTGGCAATTGTTCAACGCGCTTGTTTGCGCTTTTAGCTTGTTGCATCAAACGCTCATATTTCATCGCGTTAATGGCGAGCTGGATATTCGTCGCTCTGGACGTATTCAAACCCGCAATGTCCTCTTGTGAGTAACCCTTATCCGATAGGTATTTGATTAAGTCCTGCTCGTCACGAGTCCGAACGGTTTGATCTTTCCAATCAGGTAAAAGGTCGATCAGCTTTTGAGATTCAACCGCTAAATGCTGCTGCAAATACTCTTGCTGTTGCTGGGCTTGCTGTTGCTGAAGGTAGGCTTGCGCCGCCTGTGCTTTCTGCATTTCGCCCTGAAACTGCTCGTATTGCTCTTTTTGTCTCAGGTATTCATGCGGGTTGTTTTCCAGCAGATCTAAACTAGGTGGTGCAACGTTATATCGTTGCGCTACCTGGTTAAAATGCTGAACAGCATTCGCCAATACCTGTTGTTGCTGCTGAAAAGCCGCTCGTTGTGATTCTGCCTCACGCCTAATCTGGGCCGCTTCTTCAAAGCGTTTGTTTGAAGATTCGCCTTTCTGGTAGTGAGCAATTAACTCATCACGAGTAACATTCTTTTCAACACCATCGATCTTGACAGTAAAAGTGTCGGCGGCTTGTTGTGGCTGCTCGTCTGCTTGGGTAGCAGGTTGACCGGCAGGAGCATCATCAACAGGTTCGCTCTGCTCTTGTTGTGCCAAGTACGCCGATAATAACGCGGCGTCATCGTTGCCCTGTGGGGCTTCCGTTTGCGGGTTCTCAGCGCCCGGTTGGGTAGCTTCGTTTTCCATTGTGTTTCCTTCCCTCTAGGGGATCATGTCGCCTCTCGGCGAGAATTGACTGTCATCGCGACAGTCGTTTAATCCATGCCTCGAACTCGTCAAGGCATTGATATTTAGTCAGGCTTAATGACAACAGAGCCATCAGCACGCTCATAACCGTCGATCTTGCCTTGTTTAACGGCTGGGTAGCTGTAACGTAGCTTTTCATGCTCTGGTGCGCCCTTGGCAGTAGTGACAATTGCTGCTACTCGCACATCCTCGTTTTTTAACTCGCATTCTCTGAGCCATTCAACGAGCGCAATGTATTCAGCACCTGGGCCGCTGTTTGCCCCGTTTGAATCATTTCCAACAGGTGTACTTTCAACTGCTTCAACACTTGTAACCTTCGCCATAATTCTTCTCTCAATTCCTGTTCATCTGGCGCGGTGTTGAACCACGCCTCATTGTATGCATCGCCTAATTCTCTAAAACACCCGTCAAAAAGCGGGTGGCTGATTAGGTATTCCGCTTGCTGCTGGCGGGATATTGCCGATTCCGCTTGCTGGATTTGCTCCGATGCCATTCATTTGTCTCGTAATGATTTTGTGATTCATTTCTTCAGTCATAATCCCAATCTTCGCCGCTAGTTCTTCGCGGTTCATTTGGATTTCTGCCTGTAGTTTTTCCCGATCAAGCTGGATCTTGGCGGCTGTTTTCTGTTTCTCGATTTCAATCATAGCTTGAGCCGTCAGCACTTGCGGATCAGGCTTCTGCGCTTCAGGCGGTATGGTTGAAGGATCAGTAAAATATTGTGTTGGGTTATTAAAGCCCAAGGTTTCAGCCAGCTTCACGCCTGCGTTATAGACGTTCATGGGTTGAACAATGCCTGCCTGTGCCGCGCCTTGCATGGCTTGCCCTAGCATGGTGAGTGACTGCAACAGTTCGTCTTTATTACCTGTGCCAAGGCCCACGTTGACGCATAAGTGAAACTGGTTTTTCCATTCTCTCGGATCAATATCAATCCAGCCGCCAGTCGCCTTAATGCGCTCGGCCTTGTCTTGGTATTTGCTGACTAATTCCAACACTTTCAGGAACAACGGTTTAACCCCGTTCTCTGCAAAGTTTCTGGCAATCAGTTCCAGCCGCATGTCGGCTTTATTGGTGATAATGCTGATGCCAGTCGCTGTGTGATTCAGTGCGTCAGCATTACCGCCTTGTGAGTAGCGAGTAAAACCAGTGCGGTTCTCTTTGACCTGGTCGAGATAATCCATCATAGCCATGCCGCCGTTGACATCACCTGAACCGACAGGCAACGCACCGACAGCACCCGGCGATTTCACGCGAACCACACCGCCTGGGCGATTAGTCAGCAAGTCGTCAAGGTTTACTTGGCCTTCAACCGCAAACGAACGACCATTCACCGCAAGGTAAATGTTGTCGATCATGGCACGCATCAAGCTGGTTTTGGTTCGCTGGGCTTCCATGGCCAGATCAGCGACCGATAGGCCGAAAAACTGGTGTGGAATAGGAACCGGCGTGATCGTGACGAAAGGATTCCCGTCACATTCGATATTCTCTAGGATTTGGTTACCGCAACGGGTAATTTTGCGCCATTCCGGTAGGCCGTCTTGGTCGTAGTCTGCGCGTAAAAAGCACTCGGTCACCCAAACGGTGCGCATAGACGGATCATTGGGTTGATTCGTCTCACGCAACCAGCCCATTTCGTCGTTTTGCAGCTTACGCGTAATGCGTTCAGGGGCTAACGTGCCGTCCGAATCGTCGTTGCTTAACGCATCAACGTTTTGGTACCCGGCTTCTTTCAATTCGCCAATCGTGCGCTCAAATCGGTGGGCGACAAATGGCGCATCTTCGCAATTCTTAGCCCGACGACTGACCAGGAATTCTTCGGGTGGCACGTTCTCAATTCGGCAGTAGCCTTTATCAACAACACGCTTAACCGCAACGTCATGCAGTTGCATACCTAACTCGTTGTCGAGATAGCTTGAATGCTGAATGGGTTCAACGTGCTTATCTTGCAAGAGCTGGGCAAGTTCAATGTCGGATAGGCCACGATAATCTTCTCTTGCCTCCTCTTGCATGACATCCCACCACACTTTGACAATGCCCACTTTAGAAAGCATGGCATCTTTGAACCAAGTGTGAAGGATTGAAAAGCCTGGGTTTTGAACTTTAAAGACGTGATTGCCGATGTATTCCGTGGCGTGGGTGGCTTGCTGTTCAAACTGCTCAGACTTAGCCTCGAACTCAACGACTTTATCACCGCTGGTGAACATGCGCAGAATAGCTGGCAGCATCCACTCAATAGTGTCGAGAACCGACGTATCGACGACTGAAGAACGGCCATCAATGGTTGAAGGCGCAAGATCGCCCACCGCTTTGCCGTAGTAATAATCTAACGCTTTTTGTCTATCCCTCGCCAATTGACCGGATGAATAGCCCAACGAGTTTTTAATTTCAGCGTCGGTGAGTGCTTTGGTTTCAGCATCTGTCATCATGGCTGGATGCCTATTTTTTTAGCAATGATAGTGCCGATACCACCGATCAAAGCAATAGCGCCCCAGCCCAGAACTTGACGTTGAATCTCTTCCCACCGTTCAGTTCTGATCCTTTCGCGCTTGATAAAGCTTGAAATGAATTCGTGATGTTCAAAATGTTCTTTTGCGTCAATGCGTGACCGTTTATCTAGCGCGGATTCCAGCAACTCTATGAAGCGTTCTTCGTCCATCATTTGAGTTTATCCGGGCCAAAGCCAACACCACCGGCTAACGCCATGCCAACAGCCATAACTGCGTTCGATTGATCAGGTGAAAGCGTCACTAAGCCAAAGGCGGTTGCGCACCAGATCAGTGCTCGCCAGGTTGACAATTCTTTGAATCGATTCTTTAAATAATCCATGCTGTCTCCCGACAGTATTTGGAAAGTTTTATACCACAAAACAGGCTAAAACACTATATGCAGTGTTTTATAGTGGCTTTTTAGCTATTTTACCACTATATCTAGTTGTAACCCAATTGCGGATAGATTAACTTTCGACCTGAATCGAAAACGACGCTGATTTGTTCATAACTCACCGCCACCATGCCAAAGGCATCTGCTGCGTGAGACGACCAATCATGCTCTGGGCCAAGGCCAATATTTCTCGTTTCGTCAATCTTTTCGTGATACCAGCCAATCGCCTCAATGCCTGCACTGCACCGTTCTTGGTCGAACCACATTTGCGGAAAAAGTTGTCGAGCAGCGTCCACCCGTTTGATTGCAGCACCTGCGCCTTGGTTGGGAACAATCTCGGTATCAAACCCTGCTTTTTGTAGCTCTGATTCGTAAGTGGTCACCCAAATCTTATCGGAGTGCGCCCCGTCATGAGGTAGCACGCACTTTGCACGCTGGTAGCCGTTATCCTTGAGCCAGTTCACATGCGTAGCAAGTGGCTGATTCACCGCTTCGTAATAGTCGATGAAGCGGATTTCTTTACCGATAAATTGCACAATCCAAATGGCTGTTGCGTCTGATTTGCGACCGGTTCCGCCAATGTCCCAATAGGCGTACACTTTCATGAGTTCGTCCATAGCCACGCGGCAGATTCGATGCTCTGACCGTGCCCGTGAAAGCTGCTTGGCAAAGTAAGCCCCGGTAATGGCGCTAATGTAAGCCCCTTCCCAAATATGATCATATTGATCAGGACGCAACTCTAGGTCTCTGAGTCGTTCACGTTCGAGTTTGGCCGGAAATCTCGCGTTATCTTTCCAGTTCATTTCAACGACCTTGATAAGTGGGTCGTTCTGATCACGAAACCGGCTTTCAACTGAAGCATTTTTACGCTTTGGGTTCCAGTTCACCCACAACTCAGCATTCCAATCCTCGCCTTCTTCCCTGAGTGTCGGAATCAAGGTTGACCAGGCAGTATCAGTAACTGGTTCCGCTTCGTCTACCCAGCAAATTAGAATCCGGCCTTTTGACTTAATACTGTTGATTGATCGATCCAGACCAGCAAATGAAAACCAGACTTTCCCATCGTGACTTTTCACGGTCTTTTCGCCGACATCAAAATACGACGATAAAATCGGCTCATCCTCAATCGCTCTCTTGATTTCCTCTAGCGAAGAATCTTCTAGCGAGTTCATGAATTGACGAGCGCATAGTATCTGGCCACTAATGCCGTCCAAGCCGTAACGCATGGCCCTCAGTGCGGCCATTTTTGCAAATGTACGCGTTTTGGCTGATCCTCGACCACCATACGCCCCTCTGACGTCGGCCTGTCCACTGAAGACGGGCTTCAGCTTAGTCGGTATCGCAATCTTCATCTTCAAAGCCTACTATTTGAATGATCAGGCTTTGTGGAATTGCTCCACCGTCAGGGCCGCTGTGCTCAAGTTTCTTGGGTGCGTTATAGCCGTGCATTTCGTTCAGAACCTTGATAGCGCCCGTCCTATCGCCTGCCCTAGCTTCTGGGTCGGCCAATACTTCCTTAAGCGTTCTGACGCTATCCTCTCGCGTCCATAGCTCTTGTTTTGCGAGTTCTTCCTTGAGTTCGTTCAACCTTGTTGAAACCTTGCTATCTGCCATTAACCTTGAAGCGTTCTCCCATATCGTTTCAGGCTTCATTTTTTTAGCGTTATACGCTGACCGATACGCATCGGATTGAGACTTACCATTAGCAACGGCTTGAACAAATGCCTCTTGTTTGAATGTAAGCTTAATCATTTCTAAACCCTGATTGATCAGCCCAGTTTTTCCAAGCTGTTTGCCAATGCCAACCGACGCCAACATGTAAGTTGCACCGGCAATACCAGTAACCGCCTCTCTTAAATAGCCTTGGTCTTGTCATCAATCAACCTCGTTAAGTAAACCGCTAAATCCATGGCTTCGTCCCGTGCGTGCATTAGCCACTGAACTTCGTTCAAGTCAGTGCGCTCCATAGTTTGACCATATTTCTGAAAGCCTAACCTTGCCCGGTGCTGGATCAGTCTGCAAACCTCATCTTCATGTATGCTCATTTCCTTTTCATCTCCACCCAGTTGACAAAAGCCCGTCGCCTTGACTCTGCACTGCTT